TCCTTAAATGAATTTGCCACTTCCTCTGCTTGTACGCCCGCTTGTCCAGCTTGTTGCTCCCAAAGCTGTAGCGCTGTTGTATCCATGCCCGTGTTCAATGCAAATTTAAAAAGGTGTTCAGATGCATCGGCTGCGTTCATAACCAATTTAATTAGCGCAGCGCCCATACTGATTATTGCAACACGCGCAAGGTTTGCGCCGGTCACGAATCGAGCAAAGAACCCGGTGAGCCCTTGCGATTCTCTCGACGCTTTTTGGAAATCACGCGCCAACCCAGTAAAGCCTGATTTTTCCAAAACTGCATTTCTAAGGTCAAGCAATTTTATTTTCAGCTTTTTTATATCATCGCCAACTGTCCAAAACTTTTTGTGCGTTTTTGTGGACAAAATTTCTGGTGTTCCAAGTTCCGGCGTTTCGGGTTGAGCGCCCTGATTTAAGTGTTTTGACATTGCAGCTTGAAAATTCTCGTCGGTGTCCATTTTTGCTTTTTGATCTGCCCAACTGTAAATGTCACCAGTTGCGCCGCCAAGCTTGCCAAGCGCGTTGACGCTTCCTTCAATTGCGATTCGCACGTGATTTATTGCAATAACCAAATTTTGAAAAAGCTCGTTTAAATTGACCGTTTCTTTTGAAAGGCCGGACAACACAGGGCTGTCAGAAGTCTTTTGCAGCGCTGCAAGCTTGTCTTTCGTTTTAGTTATTTTATTGATGAAATCGTTGCTCTGTTGATTGAACTTATCATCCATTTTTGCGCCGAGGGTAACAAATAATTCTCCGATATTCATTTGCCCGTCTCCTTTGGCTCATTTAACTGATGAAAACGTTCTTCGTATTCTCGCATCGAGTTCATGTGATCGTGTGCTGATAAAACTATATCACAGCGGGTTTGGAGTAACACCGCTGGCGTTCCGTATCCTGCCGCCGCTAATTCGCAGACTACAAATTGATCGAATGGCATATCGATTTTAACTTTCGGGAGTTCCCACTTGCTCTTGGTTTTTAGACCTTCGAACTTGAAAAAACTCCCTCGAAAAAAGGAAAGATATTATCTTTAAGTGCATAAAACATTGCATGATAATAGTCCTTGCGCGCTGATGGTTCATTCCATGTTTTGTCAGATATCCGGATATTATTGTATAAGCATTTGACAAGGCATTTATTCGCGGCTTTTACCAAATCTGAGTTTGACAGAATTTGTGACAACGGCCGCTTGATTGCATTTACGTCGACATCTGAAATGCTAGTCCATTTTTCCACTTCCAAACTTTTCAAATCAATATCAAGCAAGCCTACAAATTTTGTTACGATCTGCGAAATTTCAAACGCTGGCTCAAAATCAAGCAATGTCACTTCGAGTTCGGCACCGGAAGGCAATGTATATTTCATGTTTACTCCAAAAAAAAGAGGGTAATAATTACCCTCTGAATATAGCCTGAATGTTGGAAAACTATCAAGCAATCGTGCGCGGCGCAAATGCAAACTGCATGGTGTACAGTGCAACCGCTTGCTCAACATCGCCTTCGACGTTGCTAATGGCTTCAACATTTTTAGTGCAAACACCGCCAGTTAAAATGTAATTATCAGAAATAACATTGCCAGCGCCATCGCCTAAAACTTTGACAAGTTCCGCAGCCATCAAAACATAATGCGTTGGGTCAGTATTATAGGATGACATTTGAGTGTTGAGAAATTTATCATCGCCCGATCCGCGCAGCACGTGCAGCTCGAGAGTAGCCTGGTTACCGGTTTCATTTTTTGCATAAATCACATTTCCGTTCTTGCCTGTTTTCACGGTGACAAGATCTGTTGAGTATGAAAGCTTGGCAATTTCGCCATGAGGGAAATCGCTTAACAATCGTTGATTGATTTTGATAGTATCAGAGCCTACTAATCTTACTGTCGTCATGATAACTCTCCCTTATTTGTTGATATTTACAATCACGTCAGAATGATGAATTGCCCCGGCAAATTTCGCTGCAATCTGAACAAGCGGCGCTTTTCGTGCTGCACGATCGACAGATGATTGCTGAGAGATTGGCTGCGAGTAAATGCGATAACCTCGCTCTAAAACGCAACGTGCGAAATCTTGCGGGTCACCAAAAGTGTCAGTGCCAGTCCATTTGCCAGCGCCGATCATTCCGTTTGAAAGTCCCATTTCGCAAACGCCACGATATGCAGATTTAAGCATATCCATGCCTGATTCGGTTTGAGGGAGTTTTGTCGACGTCTCTGCAAGCGCGTTAAATCCTGCAACTTCGAGTGCCATCTTGAACCATGCCAGGTTGTAAACTTCATCGAAAACCCAATTTGCGCCGTAGCTCAAAACAGTTGCCCGACCCGCGATCGAAACATAAACATCAGCGCCCACAGTTTCGCAATGCCCCCGCTGTGTCTCGGTTATCGCAACGTCGGCAGTGACGCCTGCGATTTGTTTCAAATGCATCGATGATGCGGTATTTGTGCCGCTAAAATTGGTACTCATCCCACGCGATAAATATCCCCACTTCATTGCAACAAGCTGGTCTGAGTCGTTGTGAAAAAAGCATCGTGTGCGCGTAAGTGTTTGCGCTTGAACTTCGAAGAATAATCCGGGAGTGACAAGGTCATCATCGTCTGCGCTTGCAATGCCAAATATTTTTCCTGCAGCTTGAGCATCAGCAGATGTGTGCAGAATTTCAGTATTTGTTTCGGAAAAAGTCGTCGCAAAACCGCCGAAAAATACTTGAGGGACAATGCGAGCAAGTGCGGTTTGGGAAGTTTCGCTTGACCCAACTGGCACTACGATGAATTTACCGCCGCCCGTTATGATGTTGGGAGACTGCGAAAAGACAGCGACAGCGGCTTTGTAAACATTGGAAGTTGTGCCCCAATCCGTAGCAACATCAATTGAACTCATGTAAACGCGAAATGCTGCGCTACTCGAAACAACAGGAGTGTCTTTTGTGAAGCAGGCTAGGTTGCTTACATTTTGTTCGGCAATCCCGGCTGGCGGGGTCGATATGGTTACGTTAATAACCTCAGAAATGTCAATCATAAATTTGTCTCCTTTTCATTTGAAATTTCAAAGCTAAAATCATCATAGCACGGCACTGTTTTTTCTTGCACATAAGCGCGCGACACTTTGACCTCGATAATTGTTCGGAACAGTTGCCTGGTCACTTCTGCGGCGCTCGCATCGAGAACACTTGTCGGCACTGGCGCGATTGCCAGCCCTTGAGTTGCCTGAATGTTTTGAGAGTAATCTGATGACAAAGCGCCAATGCATTCGCCAACCCGGTTGAGCGCCTCGGGGTCTGCAGAGATTAAATTGATTCTAATTGTCTCTTGCATTTTTTGGCTGTTAATTGTCTTTAAACCGTCGATTGTTTCCTCATGATTTTTGCTTGAGGAATAACAAACGCCGCCTGCATATTCGACAATCACATAAAGTCTAAAATCAGTTGGGATGTTGCGCTTTTGGTTGTAAATCCAAATCTGACTGCAATGCAATGCCATATATTCTTTAATTATGTCGCACATAATAGAAAGGGTTGAAACGCTCATGACTGAAACCCTTCTGCTATCTCATAACGAAAATAGCCATAATCAGACCAGTCATGTACTGCCATGACTCGATAACGCACGCATTTATAGATAATTTCGTCGTCGATCTTTAAAGCCAAACACGTTTTTGCATGAACCTCAAGCCAGCGCCAAGCACGTTGTCCTTCGGGCTTGATTTCTAATTGCCGAACTTTCAATGGCGCAATTACGCCTCGAAAATTGATTGCCCTTTTGCGTTCGACTGTTTGAAAATTTTCGAGCTGTTTGGTTATGCACTCAAATGTAAAATTTTGAGACCATGCGCCAAAGGCCGCTGTCATTTTTGGGAGCATTTGACTACCTCAAAATTTATTGAGCGTTCCATTGCGCCTGTGTCTTGTAAGATCATGGTTCCGCCTTGCGATTTATCTTTGCGTTTTTTCTCACGCGCAGCAAGTGTTGCTGGCTTGAGCGGCAACCAAGTTCCCCAGCCTTCAGTTTCAAAGCACTCATGAATATAGGAAAGCCATTTGATGCAAAGCTTTTCCATAACATTTTTGCTATCGCCTGATCCTATTTTGCGCATGATATTATCGCGCTGTGACACAATAAAACTGTTCATTTCTTTTGCGCGCTTATATTCAGTCAAACGAAAAAATGATCTTGCAGGAATATTGCCCGCTAAAGTGCCAAACTCATGCACCATTGCAAGCTCTGCATTATTGAGTGGGTCGCCTTTTTTGCGATCTTTATTTGTGGTGCCAGACAAAACCCCGACATGGCCTTCATAGCCTTGCAGCTTTTTTAATATATTTTCTGCAGCTTTATTCAGATTGACTTTGAAAGAAACAGAAGGATTTGCCATGTCTCACCTCATTGAGTTGTGAGACCAGAATACACCGCGACGTTGCCAATGATTCGAGGCCGTAGCAACGAGCAATATTTGAGGCCGTAGCGAGTCGATGCAAAATACGACATGTAAGGGCTTTTTAAAATCCAATCAGGCACGGTGTAGCTTTCGCTAACCGAACCAATATTGCGGCTATTGACCGAAAATGTTGAGCTTGAATCGACGCCCTCTTTCGACATTTGAATATCACAAACAAGGTAATGGGCAACGCAATAAAGCAATGCTATTTTGAGAGTTTCTTGAGTTCCCCAAAGTCCAGGGTTGAAATTCATTTTTGCTTCGACAAAGGATTTGTCCAAGTCGGCGTCAGAAATAACGTCACATCCTTCGCTTATGTCTCCGTATTTAAAGTCACGGAAAAAGTGCGCTTTGAAGTCTTCTTTTGTTATCAGATTAACGTCCATTGGCGCACCTTTGTGGTAGGATTAAACAGCGTGAGAGAAATACAGAGTTTCTTTTTCACGCAGCGCGAGAACGCCGGTAAACTGTCCGTATCCGGTATTTGTCCAACAAAAGCCATCTTCGCTGCCCGGTTGAGTAGTAGAATAATCGATTGGAATTTGCATCTTTATCGACTCTGGATCATCAACAGTCAGCACATAGCGATTAACTGCCATTGGGTTGTTTGCCTTGTTGGCGTAAGCCAAAGGCATGATCTTAAACTCTGCATTTTGCGACAGAGTTTTGAAGGTTTCTTCAATGATTTGCAGGCGGGTCTTGATCGGAAACGTAATGTCGGGGAAGCTACTTAGCCCGTTGAAGTCTGATTCTGGAAGAATAAACTTAGTGGCATGTGCAGTTCTATTACAATTTGCGCGGTATGTTTCATAAATTGCAGCGATGAAGCTTTGTAATTCAGTGGCAGTCATTGCGCTCAGTGGCTTAACGATTGTCGTAGTATTGTTATGCACGTTAGACAAGTTGAGTAAGCCTTGAATTTCAGAATCGCCATTGATCCCAAGAAAAGCGACTTCTTGCAAGCCCAAATCCCAAGCCTTTTTACGAGCGCGTTCACGGGCTTCAATGAGTGAGAATAGATTATTTGCCTTAGCTGCCTGCTCAAGCTCAATCATACTGAATTCTATATTCTTAGCCCAAAAACGAGTCTGTTGCATTACCGCATCAAACACAGCGTCACTATTGTTTCTCTGCGCCTTATTTGCATTATTGCCAATCAAGCCAGTTTTGAACCCATCGTCTTTTGAAAAAGATCTCCAGTTCAAAATGTTGATGTCAAATGCATTGTCTCCAGGTATAACTGGAACAAATTCAGCGAAAGGTATGGTGTAAAATTTCTGCTCAGACA